TCGAGAAAGGAATGATGGTGCATTATGCTTGGTACGAGAACCAGGAACTCAAGCAACAACAAACCATCAAACTTGAAGAGGTTGCACAAGTCCTTCCACAGATTGCCGAAGCTATACAGGATGGCAGTATGGACGAGGAATTAAGTGAAGCACTTAAAACTCAGTTTGACATTAGCAAGTCCAAGGCACGGGCAATGTTGAAGGAAATGCGTAAGGATGGAGAAACCACAGTACCTGTCACCCGTCAGGTTGTGAGCAGACCCAAGATCAAAGCACTTGCACCAGATGAGGATGTTTTTTGGCCAAGCTATGCCATTGATCCACAGGAAGCACCATACATGTTTCATGTGGTGAGTATGACTCCCCAGCAATTAAAAGCTAAAATTAGCACAGAAAATTGGTCGGAAGAATTTGTGGATGCTGCCATTGAACTTGCGGGACAAGGTGAGGACACAGATGAGAATATCTACCAATTACGGGAGAATGATGAATTTACCAGAACAGATGATAATAGCCTTGTTAGAATTGTGTACTGTTATCAAAGACTATTGGATGAGGATAATGTTCCCGGTATTTACTGCACGATCTACCATGCCAATATTTCTGATCTTTATGCCAAGCACCAACTTCTTGATTATGCACATGGGCAATACCCATTTGTAGTTACCACTCTTGAAAAAACAGACAAAAAACTGTACTCCTCAAGGTCATACCCGGAGCTTATTGAAAGCTTGCAGCAGGTACTCAAGGTCGAAACGGATGCTGCGATTGATTCGCAAAGTCTTACCACCTTGCCACCGTTAGAGCATCCTCTTGGGCGCGCCCCAAGTCGTTTCGGCCCAGGTGTAAAATTACCTTATCGCACACCGGGAGAAGTAAGATTTGCAGACACTCCCCGTGGATCAGCAGTTAATGTAGAACTTCGCAGATACATACAGGAACAGGCAGACAGATACTTTGGCAGAAACGCACCAGGAGTAAATCCTGTCGAAGCACAAATGAAGCAACAGGAAGTGATAGACAAAGTATTCCATCATTTAAAACTTGTGCTTGATCAAGTGTTTTCACTTTACCAGCAGTATGGCCCAGACCAAGAATACTTTCGTGTCACAGGTATGCAGGACATGCAAAAGTATGACAAAGGCAATGCTGGTGAACGATTTGATTTTTATATGCAGTTTGATGCTGCCACACAAGATCCAGAACAAATGCTTGAGCGTGTAAAAGCAATTGCCGAGCTAGGTGGTATACTTGACAAGAATGGCACGCTGGACACCGAAAGATTATTACAAATTGCAGTTGGACAGATTTTACCGGGTGCTGCGGAAAGTGTCATGCTTCCCAAGGAAACTGCCTCGCAAAAAGCAATGGATGAAGAAAGGCAAACCATTGCAGAAATCTTTGCAGGTGTACCACCCAACGTAAAACCAAACGATGCGCATGAGATGAAACTGCAAGTGTTCCAGCAATGGTTGGCACAACCAGATATCACACAAAAGGTACAGCAAGATCCTGCATTACAGGAGCGTATAAATGGATACTTGCAACAACGTCAATTTGCTATCCAACAAAAACAAAACGCTGAAATTGGCAGATTGGGGGCAACTCCCACACAATTCGGACAAACAGGAGCAGCAGCTTAATAGGAGGATAATATTATGCCAATGGTAGGTAAAAAGAAATTTGGATACGGAAAAAAAGGTATGGCAAAAGCCAAGTCTTACGCAAAAAAGACGGGCAAGAAAATGTCCTACAAGCGCAAAAAGAAGTGAGCATCAATTATCGTGGCGAGCGTTTTAGTGGTTATAATAAACCCAAGCGGACACCCGGTAAGTCCAAGAAGTTTGCTGTCCTTGCTAAAGAAGGAGACAAGGTACGTCTTGTACGCTATGGAGACCCAAACATGCGCATACGAAAGTCAGAACCCGCCAGACGTAAATCCTTCCGAGCAAGACATAAATGCGATGAGAAAAAGTCTAAATTAACTGCTGGCTATTGGAGTTGTAAAAAATGGTAGCTAAGAAGAAAGCTAAGTCCCGTGTGAATGAGGCTGGTAATTACACTAAGCCAACTATGCGCAAGAGACTATTTAATAAGATTAAGGCAGGCTCAAAGGGCGGTAAAAGTGGACAGTGGAGTGCGCGCAAAGCACAAATGCTTGCGAAGCAATACAAAGCAGCAGGTGGAGGTTATCGCAACTAATGCCATTAAAGAAGTCACAGAAGTCACTCAAGAAGTGGACAGGACAGAAGTGGAGAACTGCATCTGGCAAGAAGTCATCCGAAACAGGTGAGGTGTACGCTCCGGCAAGTAAGATTAAAAGATTAAAAAGCACAAAGGCAGGCAGAGCAAAACTTGCTGCTGCAAATCGAAAAAAGCGGGCAGCTACCAAAAAAGGCAAGCAATATGCCAAGCATGGTCTGCATAAAAGAAAGCGTTCATAATGTGTCCCATCTGCAACGAGAATTGTGAATCGCACATTTGCGAAATAACAAAACCTACCCAATGAGTCCACGCAAGAAAAAGACCTACCACGAGATTGACCCGGAAGAGGCAATCCAGGCATTATCCACTTTAAAGAATGACCCGCACTTCAAGCAATACATTGCCATGCGTGAAGCAATGAGGGAGGAAGTAATCCGGCAATTGCAGACTCCTGCAATTATCGATAGCACAAACAGACATTACATGATGTGTGGCAAGCTCGAAGCAATAGATGAGGAACTAGACACTTTTTATAAACTATAACTTTTCTTGTTGTTAATATTGGTTCATAGTTATTCCCCCCCGTGTCCTTTGTGGGGTAAGGGCGCGGGGGTTTTTTGTTGCTCTTTGTAGTCGTTTGTATTACATTTTGCTACACTAGGCAATCTATGCCTTGATCTTATGGAAACATTAACTGAAGAGGTTGTCTCAGAATCCTCTGAAAATTCTGCTGAAGATAGTTTAACGTCAGGTGAAGGGAATCTCACAATGGCAGAACTTGCATCAAGTTTGATGCAGAAACGCCAAAGCGAGGAAACCGAAACCACAACCGAAGAGGAATCAGAAGCCGTTGCAGAAGAATCTACGGAAGAAGAAGAACCTTCGGATCAGTCTGCTGAAGAGCCGGATGAATCAGAAGAGGAATCAGATGAGCCGCCCGTACAGTCTTCAGATGTTCTTTCAAAGTTTAACGTAGACCTGGATTCATTATCCGAGGAGGAGACAAAGGAATTAGCCAAGCATCTCAATGCTTCTGCAATCAAGCGGTTTGGGAAACTAACCGCACAGAAACATGCATTGCTTGCCGAGAACCAAGAACTCCAAGCACAAGTTGAGCAAGCACCCGTGCCTGCTGAACAACCTGCATTCCTCAAAGATAATGCCCTGCATAATGTCACAGATGTCAACGCACTCACCAAGGAAGTTGAGAACCTTAATACGCTCATTGAATGGGCAGACGAAGGGATGGAAAACGAAGTGGAGTACGATGATGCTGGCAATGAATATGTGGTCAAGGATGGTGATAAGACTTACACCAAGTCTGACTTGAGACGCATCAAAGCGAATGCCAAAAAAATCCTTCGCAAAGATGCTCCTGCAAGACAGGCATGGATAAAGGAGAGGCAATCATCTGATCAACAAGCGGTTCAAACTTTCGAGTTCCTAAGTGATGCAGAAAGTGAGGACTACAAAATGTTCATGCAGGTAAAGCAAAGTCCGCTTTACAAACCATTAGTTGACCACCTACCCAACAGCAACTTTGCACTTGGGCTTATGGTGGAAGGATTGAAGGCAGTAAAAGCAAGACAAGCCAATGCAGGTCAACCCAAGAAATTGAAGAAACCAACTGCCCCTGTCGCAAGTACAGAAGCTGGTGCAAGTAAACCAAGATCCGAGGGAAGTAAACATAAGAAGCTTGTCCAGGCTGCTCATGCTAAATTTGAGAAGTCAGGCAACATAGCAGACTACCAACATTACATAAAACTAAAGCGAGCAATCGCTAAATAATTTAAACAAAATTAGGAGGATATAAAAAATGGCTAAAAGTACTACGTACAATACTGCTGGTAATAAAGAGGATCTCACGTCGATAATTTCAGTTTTAGAACCTGAGGCAACGCCTTTCGTTTCATTGATGAAAAAGGGAAAAGCAACCGGGACATTCTTTGAATACCAAGTTGATAAATTAAACTCGCCAGAATTTGGTGGAGTAGAAGAAGGCGAAGATGTAACTGCATTTAAAAACCAGTCCGCTGACCGGGCACGTATTGGGAATTATATACAAAAATTTCGCGATACATTCATGGTATCTGATTTGCAAGAGATGGTTGACACTGCTGGTGTCGCATCTGAATTTGCAAACGCTGAGTCTAAAGCAGTACGCAATGTAAAACGTTCAATTGAAAGTGCATTTTGTTCTGCACAAGATCGTCAAGCAGACGCTGGAGCAGGCGCACCTTACAAAACACGAGGCATGTTAAAGTGGCTTGGAGTAGGTGGACAACCTTCTGATGTTCCTACATTCGCACAGAATGTTGCTAATGACACAGGTGGAACTCCTGTAACAGAAACTGAGTTCAATGCTGTACTTCAGTCTTTGTACGAAGCTAACGGAATGCCCGGTGGACAGTTGACCTTGCTTGCAGGCCCAGCATTGAAGAAAGATATATCAAACTTCTCTCGTCAGCTTGCAGCTACCAACGGAACTTACACAGTTAACCAGGACGCAGAAAGCAAGAAGATAACGCTTTCAGTTAACGTTTACGAGGGTGATTTTGGAAATATTTTCGTTACTCCTAGTCTGTTTGTAAATAGGACTTCAGGAAGTGACACAGTTGACGCAAACGCAGGACTCTTAATTGATCCTGAGTATGTATCCATGATGTCCTTGAAAGCTGAGTCTGTAACTGAGCTTGAGAATCAAGGTGGAGGCCGTAGAGGTTTTGTTGATGTAGTTGCTGGATTGGCATGTTTGTCACCTGTTGCTCACGGATATTTTAACTAATAACACTTAAAATAAGGAGATTTAAGATATGGCAGAATTATCAAATAATGAAGCAGGACGTGGTTTCACACATGTGTATACCGCAACCTATGAAGACCTTCAAACTATCGGCAATGGTGGACAATTGACCATCGCAACTATACCCGCAGGTGGTGCAGTTGAGATGGTAGGTGTGTACGAAAGTGTCGCATTTGCAGGTACAACCTCCCTCGTCATTGACGTAGGAACATCAACAGGTGACCCGGATGAGTTTATCGATGCTTTGGATGTGGACGCAATGTCTGCACCTGTGTTCAACACAGGAGACGCATTCACAGGCAATCAGTCACAACCTGTCGGTGGAACAAACACCGCAGCTTCCGTTATCTTGGAAGTAACAGACGCAGCGATTGCATCTGCAACTGCTGGAGAGATTGTTATCGGATTACGTATCGTTGACCTCGGTCAA